TAAGGATGAATTCGTCTTAGACGAAGGAACCCTTAAGACCATAGAAAGGACTGCGTCCCAAATTGGTCTTAAAGTCGGGCGAGTAGCTAAGCCACTTCCTGACTTCACGGCCCATATATCGCTAAGCGGTGCTGGGTCGTTAACTTCCACTATCTTAGATGGTGGTCGTAGGACTGAGATTCTTCGAGAGGGTCTCAGCCTGCTGAGGACCCGTTGTCTTAAGACAGGGATCCTCAGGCTCCCTTTCGGGGTTACCCTGAGAGAGAGATCGGGATACCAGCGCTTCCAGTGCTGGTGTCGCGAACGACCGCTCCCAATGACTGAAGTCATGGGAGAGATCGATATTGAAAAGAGTGTCTCCTTGGAGTTCATTCGTTTCAATGTCTATGGGGGCCTCGATGAGGCCCTCGGTCGACAGCTCTTTGCGGCAGCGGTTTATACCGCTGTCGAAAAGGGTTTTATCGGGATGGATGGGGAGGTACTCCGCTCCATCCCGGCGCGCTCGATTGCCATACCGGAACCCGGTGGCAAAGCGAGAATAGTGACTACAACTCCCTGGTGGGTAGTTATAATCACTCAACCAGCAGGCCACTGCCTTAGGGAGTGGCTGCGGTTTCATCCAAGTGCAGTAGCTGGACTTGAACGGGCAGATCAGGCTTGGCTATACCTAAACCTGATCTCAAAGGTCAAACCAGTCGCTGACGGTCTGGTCCTTTCGTCGGACCTCGAAGAGGCGACCGACGCAATCCCTACAAAAGTGGCTGAAGCTCTTCTGAAGGGATTTACATCAGCACTCGGGATTAATTCCAAGTGGATGATGCACTCTATAAACCTTGCGGTATCCGAAAGGTTTATAGAACTCGAAGTTAACGAATATTTCGTTAAACGACGAGGCGTTCTCATGGGAGAACCCATGACGAAAGCTATTCTGACGCTAATTGCATTAGCGGCAGAAGAAAAGGCAATACGGGATTATCTCGAATTGCCTTACCAGGCTGTCCAGGTACCCTGGAGAGCCTTCGCAGTCGGAGGCGATGATCACATCGCCTACGGACCCTA